TTCCGCGCGGCATCGATCTCGGTTTTGATTACAACGTCGGCAAGGCAAGGCTCCGCGCGTTCACGCCGCCACCGCTGGGCGGGCTGCCGCAATCGTTCCCGCCGGGCGTTGGTTTGCCGGATCTGCCGAGGCCCCGAGCGGCTGCAGCCGGTGACATCATGCCGGACGGTCTCAAGGATCAGGAGTACATCGATCAGTTTTTGAAGCCGTTCGGTGCCAGGCACGGTGGCCCCGGTGTCATCTTCACCGACAAGGCCGGCGAGGATCTGGTGATTTCCGATGATCTGTTCCGCGAAGCCGGCGGCGCGCTCAAGATCGGCAAGAGCCGAAACCGTCGGGCTTATGTGAAGCTGCTGGCGCGCGCCGTCAAAGAGCCGGACGAGATCTGGTGGATATGGGAACAGGTCAAGGACCGGCCAGGAACCTGGACGCTGCGCCGCCGCTATATTGCGCGTTTCGAGATCGAAGGTTCCCAGGCGCCCGGCCTCGCCGTTTTCGAACACGGCCAGGACGGCTGGACCGGGGTCACCGCATTCGAGCCGCAATCAAACCGGAGTGCGCAAAGCCAGGACCGATATCTGCAGGGACAGCGTGCCGGCACTCTCGCGTATCGGCGCTAATAAAAATCCCCCGTCGGATGGCCCTCGGGGGGATGTTCGCCAACGTCTCGGGTACGGACCATCCGTGTGCCGCCAGCTACTGACAGGGAATATACCCGATCTTTTCTAGAAAATCGACCCCTTAGAGAAACACCGCTGTGGCGCGTCCTGCAGCCGACGCAGCCCCAATCCCCCGTCCTGATGCGAGATAGCGCCTCTTAGGCCTCTTAAAAGCTCTTTGTCGGCTATCTGTACCCGATCAAAAGGTCGCAATAGACGAAACGGAGAACATGCGCTATGAGTCATGAACTCCCCGAAAATCCGTATCAATATCCGAACCAGCCTTGCGGGCGCAACGTTGCGCCCTTATTCCGGCCGCCCGGAACCGTGATGATGCTGCATGAATTCAGGCACTCAGCCACCAGTCATGCAGATGGAGACGTATCATGTACCCAGGGTCCGGTGACAAAAGCCCGACCGCCCAGGACCCGGCGCCGAAAGGTGCCGGATCTTCGGTTGTACCGACGCTTGCCGGGGCAATAGCGTATTGCGATGCGTCAGACGGCGGCCCTGTCGTCAGATGCGCCGCGATCGAATTGCCGGCCGACCCGCCCGAATGGATACACCTGATGACGCCGGGGCAGCTGAACGCACGCGACGGTCGCCGCTTCCAGCTGGACGATGCCGTCGCCGTGGTCCGTGACTCGCTCGCCCGCTCGGCCAATCTCGTCGTTGATTACGAACATCAGACCGATCTCGCCGAAAAGAACGGCCAGCCCGCACCCGCTGCCGGCTGGATCAAGGATCTTTCGGTGCGGCCGGACGGTATCTGGGGCCGCGTTGAATGGACGGCCAAAGCCGCCGACATGATCCGCGCCCGCGAATACCGGTTTCTTTCCCCGACCTTCACCCACGCGAAGACGGCGCCGCACCAGGTCAGGATCATTCTTCGCGCGGCGCTTACCAACAATCCGGCGCTTGAGCTGACCGCTCTCGCCACCAACCAAGACGGAGATCCCGAAATGGATAAGTTTTTGCTCGCTCTTGTCAAGGCCCTCGGCCTCGGCGCCGACGTGAACCAGGATCAGATCCTGGCCGCGTTGACTGAAAAGCTTGGCGGTCTCGCCCAGCTGACCACTCTGGCCACCGCTGTCCGCAGCGCCCTGGCGCTGGACGACAAGGCCGATGACAAGGCCATCGCCGCGGCCATCGACAAGCTCAAGTCCGATGTTGCTACCGCCACCGCAAAAGGCACCGGCGCTGATCCAGACCCTGCAAAGTATGTCCCGATCGCCCAGGTCACGGCATTGTCGGAACAGATCGCCCGGCTGACCGCGACGGTTAGCGACGACAAGGCAACCACCGCTGTCGAACAAGCCATGAAGGACGGCAAGGTGCCACCGGCGCTCAAGGACTGGGCAACGGCTTACGCCAAAAGCGATCTCGGCGCCTTCACCGCCTACTGCACAAACCAGCCGGCCATCTTCAAACCCGGCTCGGACGTTCCAACCACCGTGGTGAAAACCGCAGCCGATGCGCTCAGCGAGACCGACAAGGCTATCGCCCGCGCGACCGGCATCGACGAAACCGCATTTCTCGCAACCCGTAAGAAAGAACTGGAGGCCTCGGCATGACCGCGCTGGCAAAAGACCGCAACACCACCGAGAAAAGCGGCGCACTTCGCGTCGATCCCGTTCTCGCCGCTACAACGATTTTCGCCGGCAGCCTGGTCTGCCTGGACGCTGCCGGTTACGCCGTACCCGGCGCCACTGCGACCACGCTGAAGGCCCGCGGCCGCGCCGAGGAAAACGTCGACAACTCGGCTGGCGCCAGCGGCGATCTGACGGTCAAGACCAAGAAGGGCGTCTTCGTGTTCGCCAATTCGGCAGCCGGCGATCTGATCACAATCGCTGACGTCGAGAACAATTGTTACATCGTGGACGATCAGACGGTCGCCAAAACGGATGGCACCGCCAGCCGCTCGGTTGCCGGCAAGATCGTCTCTGTCGATGCCGCCGGCGTCGCCGTAGAAATCCTCTGAGGAGTTTGACAACATGGAAGTCAACGCACAAAACCTGACCGGTCTTCGCACCGCGTTCAACACCACCTTTAACCAGCACTTCGAGGCTGTGACGCCGACCTATACCAAGGTTGCCATGACGGTTCCTTCGATGAGCAAGTCCAACGACTACCGCTGGATGGGCAAGCTCAGCAAAATGAAGGAGTGGCTCGGCCAACGGCAGATCCAGAGCCTCTCGCAAAGCAGCTTTGTGATTGCCAACAAATCCTTCGAAAACACGGTCAGCGTTGATCGCGATGATATCGATGATGATTCCTACGGCGTCTACAACCCGCTGTTCGGTGATCTTGGCCAGACAGCCGCCGAATTTCCTGACGAGCTGATCTGGAGCCTTCTGAACGACGGCTTCACGACGAACTGTTTTGACGGTCAGTATTTCTTCGATACCGATCATCCGGTCATTGATGCCAACGGTGCCGAACAATCGGTTTCCAACTTCCAGGGCGGCGCCGGTACCGCGTGGTTCCTGCTCGACGTGACGCGCGCCATCAAGCCGCTGATCTTCCAGGATCGCCGCAAGGCACAGTTCGTCGCCAAGGACAACCCGACCGACGAGCGTGTGTTCATGAACAAGGAATTTTCCTATGGCGTCGACATGCGCTGCAACGCCGGGTACGGCCTCTGGCAATTGGCCTACGCCTCCAAGCAGACCCTCAACGCCGCCAACTATGCGGCCGCACGCGCAGCCATGATGAGCCTCAAGGGCGATCATGACCGGCCGTTGCGTATCCGACCGACCTTGCTGGTCGCACCGCCGTCGCTGGAAAGCGCTGCGCTTGCGGTTCTCAAGGCCGAGAAGGACGCCGCCGGCGCCACCAACGTCTACCTCAACACAGCGGACCTGCACATCGAGCAGCTCCTCACAGCCTGATCGAGGACTGAGCGATGACATTGCGTAAAAGCCTTATTATGGCGGTTGCTATCTCGGCGTTTGCCGGTGCATTCCGCCGCTGCGGCCACGCCTTCACCAAGGAGCCGCAGTATTTCACGCAGGACTTTTTTACCAAAGATCAAAGCGAAGTCCTGCTGAACGAACCGCGGCTTGTCTGTCGCATGGCTGAGGTCGATCCGGCCGAGGTTCATGTGCATGGCCTTGAGCCTGAAGCGGCTGAAGAGCAGGCAACGGAACCAACCGGGCCTTCCGAGCCGGAGACGCCGACAGAACCGTCAACGCCGAGCGAACCGAAAACGCCGACGGCTGCGAAGGAAACCGCGAAGCCCGGCAAGAAGGGCAAGTAATACCTGCAGAGGAGGCTGTGATCCGGACGCGCCGGCAGGGGCGTCAAGGGGAGCCAAACCAGAGGAAGCCCATACGGGCAAAATCGTCCGATCGAGGGAACCTGCCAGAACCTCGATCGGGCGTCTGATTTTTAGGATCGATCAACACCGTGACCGACTATTGCACCCAGGCTGATCTTGACGCGCGCTTCGGCGCCGACGAAATCCTTCAGCTCACCGACCGCGATGCCGATGGCGTTGCCGATACCGGTGTGCTCGATGTTGCGATCGCCGATGCCGGCACGACCATCGATACCTACATTGCCAAGCGCTATGACCTGCCACTCGCCGAGATCCCGGCGGCCCTGGTCAAGGTCGCCTGCGACATGGTCCGCTATGCCTTGCATAAAGAAGACCCGCCTGATCGTGTCGCCGCCTCGCAAAAAGACGCCATGACCTTTCTCCGCGATGTTGCCGCCGGCCGCGCCGTGCTCGATGTCGCCGGTACCGAGCCTGTCGGCGCTGTCGACGACGTAATCGTTGAAGGTCCGGACCGTGTTTTCTCTTCAGACACCATGACGGGATTCTGACATGGCCGGCGCCGCAATCGAGATCCGCGCAAACATCCGGGGCACCGAGGCAATCCAGCGCCGCCTCGCAAAAATGCTGTCCGGTGTCAGCAACCTTGAACCGCTGATGGACGAGATCGGCGGCATCATGGTCGCCTCGACCCAGCATAATTTTGAAACCGGCCGTGCGCCGGACGGTACCGCCTGGATTCCTTCGCAGCGCGCCTTGGCCGAAGGCGGCCAGACCCTGATCCATCACGGCATACTGCTGTCATCGATCACCCACCAGGCGAACAAAGACAGCGTCGAATGGGGATCGGGCACGGTCTATGCCGGTATTCATCAACTCGGCGGCCGTGCCGGTCGCCGCGGTGCCACCAAGCTGCCGGCGCGTCCGTACCTCGGCATCAGTGCCGGTGATGAGCGCGCCATCGAAGCCGCCATCGCCGACTACCTCGGGGGGCTCGTCCAATGATCGGCACCATCGAGCAGGCCATCATCGACCGTATCGCTGCCGCCTCAAGCGGTGCCACACCGGCGCTCGGCTATGCCATCAGGGACGTCAAGTCCTACGGCGGTGAGCTAGAAGGTGACTTCACGGAAATCGCCAAACGCTTTCCGGCCGCCCTCGTCATGTTTGCCGGTATTCGCAGCAGCGAACATCTCGGCGGCGAAGCCTGGCGTTACACGGCCGGGTTTGTGGTGATGGTCGGCCACCAGGACCGTCGTAATAACAAATCCGCGCGGCGCGGTGTCGGCGACGATGCCGGCAGCTATCAGATGGCAACCGATATGCTGCAACTGCTGGTCGGCTCGGATCTCGGTCTCGGTATCGGCTACATCGAACCCGGCCGCATCGTTGCCCTGATCAATTCCAAGACCGTCTCGGTCTATTCCGTCGAGATCAGCACAACATTCGATATCGAATACCAGGCACCGGACGCCGATCTCGATGCCTTTGTCACCCTTCACACCGACTGGGACGTGCCGACGTTCGGCAATGTCTCGACCAATCTGCCCGCCGGCGACGCCGACGCTGAAGACACCATCAACCCGGAGCAAGTATGATGAAACTCAAGCTTAAACCCGCCACGCCCGGCCTTGTTGTCCGCGACCCGGTCACCGCCGAGGCCCTGCCCGAGAACGGCAAATCCGTACAGCTGACGTCCTACTGGCGCCGCCGCATGCGCGACGGCGACGTCATCCAGGACAAGCCCGCCAAACCGATCAAAACCGAAAAGAAGGACACCTGATCCATGCCCATCAGCTTCAACGCCATTCCGATCGACATCCGCACGCCGGGTGCCTTCATCGAGATCGATAACTCCGCCGCACTGCGCGGTCTGCCGGGTATGCCGTCCCGCATCCTGGTGATCGGCCAGCGCACCGCTGCCGGCACGGTCGCCGAAGCGGTCCCGACCCGCGTGCTGAGCGCCGACGAGGCCGAGGTATTCTTCGGTCGCGGCTCTTTGCTGCATCTCATGTTTCGCGCCCTCAAGGCCAACAACGACTGGACCGAGACCTGGGCGGTGGCACTTGATGACGCCGTCGCCGGTACCCAGGCAGCGGGCACCATCACTTTCGGCGGTGCGGTAACGGTCGCCGGTACCCTCAATATTTACATCGCCGGCCAGCGCGTGCGAGTCGCCGTCGCGACCACGGATGCAGCCGCCGATGTTGCCACCAACGTCGTGGCGGCGATCACGGCCGCCACCGACCTTCCGCTCACCGCCGCGGTCAACGGCATTACGGCAGAACAGGTCGATCTGACCGCCGTGCACAAGGGTGAAACCGGCAACGGCATCGATCTGCGCGTCAATCATTATCCGGGCGAATATCTGCCGACCGGCCTGACCGTTGCCTTCGGCGCCATGGCGACCGGCGCCGGCAATCCGGACCTCGCCGATGCCATCGCTGTGCTCGGCGATCAATGGTACACCGACTGGATCGTTCCCTACACCGACAGCGCCAACCTGGTTGTACTGGAAGGCGAGCTTGCCGACCGTTTCGGCCCGATGGTCATGCAGGACGGTCACGCCTACACGGGCGCCCGCGGCACCCACTCGACGCTGACCACGCTCGGCAATGCCAGGAACTCGCCGCACCTGTCGATCATCGGCGCCGACAATGCACCGTCCGCGCCCTGGGCATGGGCCGCCGCCTTCGGTGCAGTTGCTGCCTATTACACCAAAATCGATCCGGCCCGGCCGCTGCAGACCCTGCCGCTCAAGGGCATCATCGGGCCGAAGGTCGAAGATCAGTTCACCCTCAGCGAGCGCAACCTGCTGCTGTTCGACGCGATCTCCACCTTCACCGTCGACGACGGCGGCATCGTGCGGATCGAGCGGGCGATCACCACCTACGAGACCAACGCGCAAAGCATCGATGACGCCTCGTACCTCGATGTCAACACGCTCAAGACGCTGGCCTATCTGCGCTACAGCGTCCGCGCGCGGATCCTGCAGAAGTTCCCCAGGCACAAGCTGGCCGATGACGGTACCCGTTTCGGTGCCGGCCAGGCGGTGGTCACACCGACGATCATCCGCGCCGAACTGATCGCCTTGGCGCGTGACTGGGAACAGGCCGGTCTCGCCGAGAACATCGACCAGTTCAAGGCGGACCTGATCGTCGAGCGTGATGACGGCGATGTTAACCGCGTCAACGCGCTGATCCCGCCTGACATCATCAACCAGTTCCGGGTCTTCGCCGGCAACGTCCAGTTCCGACTTTAAGAGGGGTATGAGACATGAGTAATCCAAACCGCCGCGCCGGTAAAATCTTTCTCAAGATCGACGGTGCGCAGAAAGACGCCAAGGGCAGTTTCACCTATAATCTCGGTGCCGAGAAACGGGAAACCATCGTCGGTGCCGACACGGTGCACGGCTACACAAGCATGCCGAAGGCGCCCTTCATCGAGGGCGCGATTACCGACAGCGGCTCTCTCGATGTCGCCGCGCTGCAGGCGCTGGACGGGGTTACCGTGACGCTGGAGCTTGCCAACTGCAAGACGATCGTCCTGCGCGACGCATGGTATGTCGCCGACGGTGATGTGACCACCGAGCAGGCCGAAATTCAGGTCCGCTTCGAAGGCCTCTCGGCCGAGGAGATGGGCGCTTGAAAGCAACACTTAAAACGCCGATCGACGCGCACGGCGCCAAGATCTCTGAGCTTGTCTTCCGCGCCCCGAGGGCAGGCGATTTTCGCGGCATCAAGATCACCCTGGGCGAAGGCGGTCTCTCGTTCGAGACGGACGCCGCGCTTAATCTTGCCGCCCGGCTTGCCGATATCCCGCCGTCCTCGATCGATCAGCTCAGCTTCTTGGACATGATCGCGGTCGCCGGTTCCGTCGCCCCTTTCTTGGATGGGCTGGAGAAGGCATTGACACCGTCCTCGCCGACCTCGTCTTCGGCGGCGGCTTCAGCCCAAGCGACGCAGACGGACTAAGCCTGGATGATGTCGTCTACTGGCATCAGCAATTGAGGAACTTCAATGAGCGGACTTCGCCTTAGTGTCATTTTACAAGCCGTTGAT